ATATGCGTAAGAACTCTAATAGTAAATATGCACATGTTCGTCGGGAATACGAGCGATTGATGGTAGAGGCAAAGAAGAAGTTTGAATTAACACATGAACGTGCGGTCGAGGATCTGTATAAATTGAGAGATGATGCCTGGGGAAAAGGTGCATTTAACGCTGCGATTCAAGCCCAGGGATTGTTATTGAAAGTCGGAGGTTTGATTGTTGATCGTCGGGAAGTATTGCATGGCAAGATTGATCAAATGAGTCGGGCAGATGTAGAGAGAAGATTGCAAGAACTTTTGGGTGAGAAATCTGTCGGCCTCTTAGAAAGTAAGTCGGGAACTAAGGTCTTGGAAAATAAATGAGTAAGAGAAAAAAATTAACTACTGAGTCGGGTATTGAGGTTGAATACCTGATAGATGAAAATGGATTCCAGATATATGGAGATTATACAGACAGCGAATATCGGGAAATAATCCCGATAGTCGCCAATCTGGAAGTAGAATACAGATCATCTTAGATCGCCTTCTTTTGTTAGTATACTTCTCATAATTGATTCTACTGAGTCTACTATATCTATAAAGTCTTCCTCAGATTCTTCCGTTCTTTCGCCATCTTCGTTATGAGTTTGACGATTCGGGTAACATTTACCTTCTATATAGCCAGACAATTCTGAATATAGTTCTACCCACTTTTCATCTGGAACAATAATTTTACTCATCAGAAATCTCCTCAATATCTCCTGTTGTTTGCCTATCAATCAATTTTGAACTTTGTATGTCTTCATCATACCAATCGCCATTATCAACTTTCTTGATAGCTTCTTCTTCATTATTTGCTTTTACTTCAACCCACTCACCATATAAAGAAGATACTAATACATTATATTTTTTCATCAGAAATCTCCTTTACGAATATCTTATATACATCTTTGACTTGTTCCATTGCCTTTTCGTATGTTATTTCACCTTCGTCCCATTGTTCGTAAATACGATTAATCTCAAAATGTATTGAGTCTAAATCATTCATTATCATCTTACTTTCTCCTAGTTTAATAAATATAATAGAATCCACCATTTCTGATGGATTCGATATATTCACTAATTTCTATACATATTTTTTCTAGTGATGTTGGCTAAATCAATGTTACCAACCTTATGTAATAAAATAGAGTCAACAAAAACTTCTGTTTTTATTTCATTGTTTAGAATGTCGGTTAATATTCCACACTCAGAATCATCGTCAAATGTATCAAACCAATCACACACATCTTGAAATTGAATAGATTTTTTCATTACGCACTTTCCTTACCTAATACTTTGAATATTAAATCCCACGCTTTTTTATTGGGATTGATGAAGTCAACATTTTCTTTTAATCCTAAATTATGTATCCTTCTTCTTTTTGCTACTGATGCGTCACGCAAATAATGTTTGTATTCGTGACCCCAGAAATACGCAATACCCATATATTTTTTTGTTCCAACATACGATTTATCTAAATCATGTAAGTCACAAAATGATTCAAAATCAATAACATTTAAATTGATACTGTAATTACTCATTATTGGCTCTCCTTCAATTTATCAATCTCGTTAGTGAGAGCAAACATTTTTGGTACTCCATTCTTGAGAGTATCGTAAAATGTGAATCCGTCACTATTATCATAAAACTCCCATTTAATTTCTTTATGCTCATGTATGATTGATAGATTATCTTGTATTGTTTGATATATTCGGTTTCTCAAATCATCTTCAAGCATATCTGCATAATATAAACCAAACATACATAATTGGTTTTCATCTGTTGGGAATCTTTGACTACAATCTAAATCACCATTTGGCATTTCATACATATCATTTATTAGCCATAAGGTTTCATCTGTCAGTTTGAGATTATGTGAGAAATGACAACAACCACCACCAGAATAAAACCAACCTAAATTGTATTTAGCCATCATTTTTCTTTCTTGTTCTGATATTTGCATTATGCACTCTCCTCTAATGGTAAATTACTGAGAGCAATATCTAACAAAGTAAACTTTGTATGATAGCCAATACAATGATTATAATTGTCGTGAGGATTATCTATAAATTTTAATTCTGAAACATACCATTCATCATCTTTAAATAAGTAGATATATTCAGCAAAGATATTATCTCCAAATTCTTGCATGAAATGATATTCACTATCAAAATTCTTTGCTTTGGTATCTTCGTTTCTCCAAGTATTGTAGAAACGGCTATCCTCTATTGTTTCTCCTAGAGATGAGCAATCATTCTGACTTATAATAGATGATGCAAGTTCGTAACTGTTGTAATGATTGTTTAGGATTTGACCATTGTATTCCAAATATCCATCACTATGACAATATATTGAGGATATTGATCCATCTTTATTTTCTATTGCAATTTCACTTCTTGTTGACATTTTTTGTATCTCCTGATTTATTTCTATTGAGGTTTCATTATACATCATTTGGAAACAAAATGTATACATATTAGTTATTTATATATTCTATATAATAGGAATAGATATGAAAAATAGCATTTATCTCACTTCTTTTGGCTCTACATCTACAGAAATGAAAATGTCGGGTGTCGGGTTCATCTTTAGGTGTCGGGTGTCGGGTTATCTCTTATAGTTATAGATAGATGATGATAGATATATATAGATAGATGATGATATTGAGATATTGTCGGGTGTCGGGTTTAGTCGGGTGTCGGGTTAATAATTAGAATCCGACAAGACCGACAGACCGACAGATAGATAGTGACTGATAGATAAATTTATATCGAATCTAGGTGGCCAGAAAATTTTAGATCCAAAAAACCTGGGTTATATATATATAAAATCTAAGTAGACAATTTGTTTACTTACGTTATATAATATAGGTTCCATTAATCAATATAGGAAATACAAATGAAAAATAAAAAAGATAAGCTAGACTTAATCGCGAGTATTTTTGAAGGTGAAACTTTCGCCAGTTTTGATGTATGTTGCGAAGATGAATCTTTTAGAGATTTAGTTATCAAAAACGCGATGAAACCAACGAAAGAAATAGTTAATATTCTTACTAACTACGCTAACGAAAATCTAATATAGGGGGTGAAGTAATGGATATTCAAAAAGTTCAAAATGAAAATGGTGGTGTAGAATATCACGTAATAGATCAAGGTATTATTCAATCTTTTTATAGTTTAAAAGAAGCAAATGAATATATAAGATATGTTCTTGAATTGTCTAAGGGGGTGAAATAATGAGGTCATATCCAATTTGGAATGATGTAACCGCTTGCATATATAAGAATGGCGAAAGTGGTGCTAAATCATATGGTGTAAAACAAACGGGTGAAGTTGAGGTATTAATAGGAACAAGCGCGAGCAATTCGCACACGTTTTTAAAGCACTCAACGACCCACCGACAATTAGATAATGGCGACAGAGAATACCGCTTTTATATTGACGGCAAATGTATAAGAAAAGCGTTATTAAGAAAAGGTGCGAATGAGATTGAATATTTGCAACCCGATTTTTTAGAAATAAAAGCAAAATTTGAGAGTGTCGCCTAATCTAAACCGCAACCCCGAAACAAAGACCGCCAGAAATGGCGGTTTTTTTTTGGGTCGGGTCGGGTCTTATTTATTAGATGATTAGCGCATTTAATCACGCTCTTATATATGATGATTGATAGATATATAAATCAGTCGGGCGTCGGGTCGGGTCTTATTATTAAGATCAGGAAAAAGTTCGGCTGCGCCCTAGATAGGATAGATAAGATATTATATAAAAGACCCCAGGTTCGATATAAATTGTTGGCCTGAGAGTCGCCTAGTCTGATGTATGGGGCTGCCAAAGTTATTTGAGATAAAAAAACGGCCCAATAAATGAGCCGTATTTGAATAGAATGGCGGTTTTTCAGTTTAATATAGGAGAACCAAGGATAACCGCCAACCTTGAATTCCTGGGTAATTACTCCTCAGTATAGCCGTCGAACCAAACGCCTTTTTCTCTAGTGTCATCTCTCTGACAATGAGCTTGCGCTTCTTCTAAAGTTAACCCTGTCTTAATTAATTTGTGATTGTCTGGGTGGTATTTATTAATAGTAAATCTTACAATCTTGTACATCTTACTTACTCCTATTTATTAAACATAATAGAGCGCATCCCTTGGGGTGCGCTCGATATGCTCAACTATTATATTTTCTAACAGTGAATTTTACCCTACTGCAAATTCTGGGAAGGAAACCGCCCTCCAAGTTATTAGGATACTCTCTGCTTACATGCTTATCACAACCCCATACATCATGGTAAAAAGTTCCGTCATCAGCTTTTGCAAGTTCTTCAAAATCAATACCTTCTTCTCCTTCTCTCACCAAAGATTCATGAGCAAGTTCTAAAGACATACCAATAGTTTGATAGATGTATTTTTTTGTCAGCCAAGGCAAACCAAATTTTGGCGAATCTTTATACACTCTATCGCAACATTTCGTTATTGCTTTCACTTGATTAATATAATCTATATCTTTCATATCGTTGCCCTCCTATAGGCTAGATTTGCCCCCTCGGAATGAGGGGGACTTG